GCAAGCGAAATAAAAACGGTTGGAGCTCACAATATATTGTTGCTAATGCCTCGGCTAGTGGTGCTATCTATGAAACAGCCGGACGTAAAAACCCTGCCGGATCATCTCGTAGTAAATCTAATAACCCGGGCGCAGGCGCTCACTTTATTAGTCGTATGGGGCCTTTGTACGGTGAGGGCAACAATCGCGGCCGCATGATCTTTAGAGCGTGGGCCGAGGATCAGGGCAAGGCACAAGCTGCCGTTGTAAAAGCTATTGAAAACACTATCGCTGCCTTTAATCAAGGCCGCTACGGCAAGGCTGCCTAATGAAGCTGCCCGATTTATTTGTTAATGCCGTTACTACCTTTGACGGCAAGGCGCTAGGCAAGGGCCAAAAACAAATTGGCGCTTTAGAAAAAAGCGTTAAGAGTTTGGCTAAGGCTTTTGGAGTTACTTTAGGAGTAGGTGCTGTTGCAGCCTTTGGTAAAGCATCTGTTAAGGCTTTTGCAGCCGATCAAACCGCTGCCGTACGTTTAACTAAGGCTGTAGAAAATTTAGGGCTAGGCTTTGAGGATACAAAGATAACTCGCTTTATAGCCGATTTAGAAAAGTCTGCCGCTGTTGCCGATGATGTTTTAAGGCCGGCCTTTCAATCCTTGCTCTCAACTACAGGCTCAGTTACTAAATCCCAAGATCTGCTAGCCCTTGCTTTAGAAATCTCGGCAGGTAGTGGCGTAGATGCTGCCGAGGTTGCAAAAGATTTAAGCCTTGCATACCTTGGCCAGACAAAAGGTTTATCTAAATACAACACTGGGCTATCTAAAACAGAGCTGACAGCTGCAGGCTTTTTAACTATTCAAGAAAAACTAACAGCGCAATACAGCGGGCAAAATGCAGCGCGCTTAGATACTTACGCGGGTAAGGTCGCAGCTGTACAGATTGCTTACGGCAACCTACAAGAGACGGTAGGCGGCGCTTTAGTCGATGCCTTTATGAAGCTTGCAGGCGATACAACTACCGAGGATCTAACCGAGAGTGTGGATAACCTTGCCGATAGTTTGGCCGCTGTAGTGGAATTAACCGGACAAGTAGCTACGCCCTTTGTAAACCTAGCCAAATTCTTTAACGATGCATCTATGGCATATACAAAATTGCTATATAAAGTAACAGGCACCGCCTTTTTTGGCACCGAGGCTAATCGCCAATATGGCGGCGCTTATGCAGATAAGTACCGCTCTATCGAGGAGGCGGCTAATGCCAAGGCAAGGGCTAAAGCTGAGGCCGAGGCGGCTAAGCGTCAAAAAGAATTACTAGCATTGCAAAAGAAAAGCGCCCTTGCAGAAAAAAATAAACTTTCGTTATCAAAGGCTGCCGCTGTATTTGATACCGAGCGTATCTCTATTGCAGCTGCTTTACGATCCACATACGACAAAGAGACACGCCTGCGCCTTGAGGCCCTTATGGCTATTGCCGATGATGATGGCGCTACAGCCATTGCTCGTATTGGTGATCTTGCAGCCTTTCAAAAAAATGCAGATTTACAAAAACTAGCAGGCATTAACGTTATTAGCTCGGCAACTCTTGAGGCTATAAATACTCAATTACTAACAGAGTTAGCCGCTATCAACTCAAGCAAGATGGCTGAGGCAGATAAAGAGATTGCACGTAACGCCGCTTTTGGTAAGTACAACGCTTCCATTATTGCAGCTGGCGAGTTAGCCGATAAGGCTAGTTATAACGAGCGCGTACAAGTACAACTTACAGAAATTGCCCGTTTAGCATCGCTGAGCAATACAACTAATGCAGCTCTTACTGCTACAAAATTACGTGAGCAAACTGAGTTAAATATGATAGATCGCATCGCAGCGGCACAAAAGGCTGCCGATGATGCTAGGTATGCAGCTCTCAAGGCTTACCTTGCCTTACTCAATAGCGCCGGAGGATCTACAGGAGGAGGCTCACTTATACCGGCAAGCACTCGGCTCACAACTGTTGCAGCTACAGCTATTGCCACCTCTAAACTAGGTTTAGATGTAAGCACTATTGATTTTTTTAATAGCCTAACTAGCCAACAAAAAGAGGATCTAGGCGGCTACAGCCCTACTATGAATTATAGCGGCGGCTATCCTCAGACTTATAACGTAACTGTTAATGCCGGTGTTATTGGTAGTGAGGATATAATCGTTAGCGCGGTACAAGATGCCATCCTTACAATCAATCGCCGAGGTGGATCTATCGACGTGGCAGGTGCGCTATGACCGTGCCAACAATTAACGCCGTTATCAACTTTAGTACTGGCCCGGCTTTTGCTCAGGCCATGATTTTAGATAACGGTATTTTGGGCACTAATGTGCTTGCAGACTCGGCCGCCCTTATCGTCGATGTATCTAATCAAGTAGACGGCATTACTACTACAAGAGGCCGTAATGCTCAGGCCGATCTATTCCAAACAGGCACTCTTACTTTACGCATCGTGGATCAAAACGGAGATTTTAACCCGCAAAATGCGGCAGGGCCTTACTACGGCTTACTCACTCCCCTACGTAAAGTGCAGATAACAGGCACATATGCAGGTATTGAGTATCCGATGTTTAGCGGCTTTATTACGAGCTACACAACGACTACGCCCAAAATGGCTACCGATGTTGTTTATACAACTATTACAGCTGTGGATGCTTTTAGACTTTTCCAAAATAGCCAGATCTCTACGGTGACACTAGCGTCAGCCGGTGACAATGCAGGCGAGCGAGTAAACGCTATTTTAGATGAGATTGCTTGGCCTGCCTCAATGCGCGAGATTTTGTACGGCACAACAATAATGCAGGCAGACCCGGGTAATGCTCGTACGGCGCTGGCAGCGATGCAGACCGCCACTACCTCGGAGTATGGCGCTATTTATGTGGATGCTCGTGGATCTTTAACACTTAAAGATCGAGCCTTTTGCATTGACTCCCAAGCGTTGCCCGTTACTCGCTTTAATGACAATGGCACCGATATAAATTACTTTAACGCTACTTGGCGCCTAGATGATACTCAGGTTTATAACTCAGCAAGCATCACAAAGATAGGTGGCACGGCGCAGCTAGCCGAGGATGCTGCATCAATTGAGCAATATTTTGTGCACTCTTATAATCAAACTAATTTAGTAATGGATACTAATGCAGCGGCTTTAGATTATGCCCGTGCTTATGTGGCAAGCCGTAAAGATACACAAACAAGATGCGATCTAATAGAGCTTGATTTATTTATGGATGATTACAACGATGGCATATTAGCCGCGCTGAGTTTAGATTTTTTTGACCCGGTAGAGATCACGACTAATCAGCCTGGTAATTCTACTCTCGTACAGACTTTGCAAGTGTTTGGCGTACAGCACAAAGTAACGCCTAACTCTTGGAAAACTAGCTTCACAACACTAGAGCCGATTATCGACGGCTTTATTTTAAACTCAACACTATATGGAGTGCTCGATACCTCCGTATTAGCATACTAAGGAGCAAGGTAATGGCAGCTGGTCAAGGTTTTAAGACCTTTACAACAGGTGAGGTATTAACCGCCGGCGATGTAAATGGCTACCTCATGCAAGGCGTACTCGTGTTTGCGAGTGCGGCAGCTCGTAACGCTGCAATTACATCGCCTCAAGAGGGACAATTTGCGTATACAAAAGATACTAACTCGTTATGGTATTACGACGGTGCAGCTTGGGTAGCCTCAGGCGCGACGGGTGATATTGAAGGTGTTACGGCAGGTATAGGTATTAGTGGCGGAGGTACTAGCGGTACCGTAACCGTTACTAACTCAATGGCTACGGCTATAGATGCTAAAGGCGATTTAGTAGCTGGTACAGGCGCGGATGCTTTTGCTCGTTTAGCCGTGGGAGCTAACAACACAATTTTAACGGCCGACTCAAGTACGGCTACCGGGTTAAAATGGGCGGCGGCCGCAGGAGGTGGCAAAGTTTTACAAGTAGTGAACTTTTCTACTTACACTAATGCAACTAATACGACTACTACTTTTGCTGATACGGGTGTTACTCTAAACATTACTCCCACATCTGCCACATCTAAAATATTAGTTTTAGTAAATATTGTTGAGGTTTTCAAGTCGGTATCTCATGTTAATAATGCGTTAAAGTTTCAAGTGCTACGAGGTGCAACACAAATTGGCGGATCTTTTTACGTTAATTTAACTAATACCACAATGGAATTAACATCGCCAAGCCAAAACTTTACTTTGTTAGACTCACCTGCAACAACCTCAGCTACTACTTATAAAGTACAATTTGCACAAGCAATAATGAATAATTCTAGTGTACAGATAAACTTTGCTAACAATTCTAACAGTACTTCAACAATTACTTTAATGGAAATTGGTGCGTGATGATAAAAGGATCAGATGTTTTAACAATGCTTTTGCCTAATGGCGGCTGGTCAATTATTGGCAACGATTACGAAAATATACAGTTTATTGAGTGTGAGCCTATTTCTAAGGCAGATTATGAGTTAGGTTTTACAACTTACGAAAATTGTAAATTACAAAAAGATGAATTAGATAGACAAACGGCAGAGCAAGAGTTAGCCGAAAAAGATGCAGCTAAGCAAGCCGTACTCGCTAAACTGGGATTAACCGCCAATGAAGTAGCGGCTTTACTTTCGTAATGGAGACTAGCTACAACGGCTACCCGGCCTCTAAAGATCCGGCCGAGATTAAAATAAAGTCCTACCCTGTTAAGGGTACGGATCGTAAGCTGCGATGTGCTGAGAGTGTGGGGCCACTACTCGCAGCCTTCGCGGCTGAATTCCATGAGCTGATCGAGCCAATCGATGAGGGTACTTTTGACGATTGGGGCTATGCCTATCGCATGGTGCGAGGCAACGCTACAAAATTATCGTGTCACTCATCTGGTACGGCTATAGATCTAAACGCTACAAAGCATCCGCTAGGCAAGTACGACACTTTTGCAGCCGACAAAGTACCTATGATCCGGGCGCTCGCCAAAAAGTATGGCCTCAAATGGGGCGGTGACTTTAAGACTAGGCCGGACGATATGCACTTTGAGGTAGAAATATCGGCGGCCAAGGCTGAAGCCTTAATCGCTAGTTTAGGTTTAGGGTAAGACAAATCCTAAAGGGCACTTAGGAGCAAGACAATGAAAGAGCAACTAATCGCAGCGGCTAAGTCCTACGGCCGAGCAGCTATCGCTAGTGCGGCAGCGCTGTATATGTCAGGTATAACAGATCCCAAAGTATTGGCTAACGCCTTTATTGCTGGGCTAATAGGGCCACTACTCAAAGCGCTGCAACCCTCCGAAGGTCAGTTCGGCGTAAAGAAGTAATGGAGCAGGCTCAGCTCGCAATAGCTATTGTTTTAGGCAGCTTTACTATTTTGGGGCTGTGGGCTGGGCTTATCC